AAGATTCAAGATGTCGTTGTACCAACCAAAGGAACTGCAAAGTACTTCAATATTATTGCGTTAAACTTTCCAATGAATCCACCTTCTGTTACTTTTTACTGGCAGATATTCTCTGAAGTAGAAGATGAAGAAGAACAAGTTAAAGCTGGTAGCTCATTGATGGATGGTAACTTAACTATGAATGAAGAAGAGTATAACCTATGGGCTGCTGACGATAGCTACGTAGTGAATTGGGCATTAGCACAACTTAACTTTGTAAAATCAATTGACTAAAATTAACTATTAATATGTCTATCAAAACAATCAACCTAAACAATCCTTTAACCGACTTAGATGGTAAGGAGATTCCAGATTCCAACATTGGAAAGATCGTAGCTCAAATGCTTGTAACTGCAACTAAAGGAGATGCTCTCAAGTTTATGGCTTGGGCTCTTAAACTACATGCTGGTGAAAGTATTGAAATTGATCCTAGTGACTTGGAAACTCTCAAGAGTTTCATAAAAGAGCATGAACAGTTGACTATTCTTTCTAAAGCACAAATTCTGCAGTGCATTGATTAAATTTATCTAAGAGCCATAGTTAGTTTAGTATCTCCCTACGGTCACTGTTCTAACCCTCACCAACTTGGTGGGGGTTTTTTTATGCGTCGGGTAAATCTTTTAGATATAATACCTTTGGCTTATCTACGTGTTCTGTGAAGACAACCTGTAAGCCCTCTATACAGAGTATCTTTACTTCAAAGATGATGTCTTCGGACACGTCGTCAATTAGCTTGAAGAGTTCTTTAATAAGAACTACATACTGCTCTTTAGTTAAAAGAATAGCATTAGGGTAGATACCCTTTTGTCTCTTTAAGCCTGCATCTTTCTCAGACTCTAGGTAATAAGAATTGATTGCTTGTTGTACTTCATATAAGTTCATAACAGTAAATATTACTGCACCTTATACTTAGTATAGTCTGTGGTATTAGGTGCTTCGTTTGCAAAGTAATACACTTCTTTTTTATTTCCAAACTTTATGGTCTTATAAAAGGCAGTAGGTATAGTTGCACCTGTAGGTAACTTGACAGCTTTAGGGCCATAAATCACCCTTATCTCTACTTCTACTTTAGTTGTCTTAGCCAACTCTCTTTCGTAAGCTTCCAGTAATCTCCAAGCACCTCTGTTAAGTTTCTCGTGTTGTAAGATACAATTCAAGTAAGAGAAGGTCTGCCACAGAGTTTCTCTAGTACAGTTAAAGTCAGCTGCTGGTGCACAATGTCCTTTGTCCCAAACATTTCCTTCATAATCCTTTCCGTCTGAGGTCTTTACACTATCGTTAGTGTAGAAGTCCATTCCTTTACGAGGATAAGAACCTGTAGGGCATTGTACCGTGTACCATACACGTTTAGGTTGCTGAAGGACTTCAGAATAAACACAAGAGTAAATAGGAGTTTTAATTAACACACTGTCTCTCTGTGAGTATACAGTAAGAGAATAGAGACAAAGAAGGAGGATTATAAGTTTTTTCATGGTTATAAGATAAGGCTAAAGATGGCAAGAATAGACATACCTAAGAATCCGTACTTGTACATCTTCATCTCAAGATTCTTGCGGTCTATTACACGATTAAGTCTAGTTACTTCTTTCTTTGACTCTTCTACCATAACCTGATAGTTAGGGACAATAGAATCCCTATACAAATTAATTTGCTGACTGTCTAAATGGATTACGTTCTTAAGAACAACGACTCTCTCTCTGGCTTTGATACCTTTGAGGAATTCGTTATTCAACTCCTTTAGCGGTAAGCTGTCTAGAGATTGTGAGTAAGAACTTTGTGCCGTCAATATCAGGCATAGTGTCAAGAGCAATCTGAATAGTATCATACTTGAGGTTGATTTTTTCATAGTAACTAAATTGTTCATGTTTAAGTGTAGATAAAGAATCTACTCTACTAAGGAAACTCTCATTGCGTTTCTCCATTGAGTCCATGTAAGCCATAAATTTCTCTTCACTACCGCTACTTAAGCTTTGTCTTTCCCATAACAAAAAAGCTACTGTGATTAGTAGTAGCCCTATTATGATAACTTCAATCTTGTTTTTCATTTACTTTATGTTGGTCGATTTTATCTAAGATTAACTGCAGTAACTCATTTTTAATTAACCCTGCTCTGGCTGCGTTCTTGAGTGCACTTATAAGCTGAAAGAGAATGAAGGGAGCACAGATAGTCTCACTTAGCCAGAAAGTACCTTCAAAGCCCTTCTCAATCATCAAGATACCTGTAAGCATAAATACCCACACCATTAAAGTCTTAAGTACACTTAGTGCTTTATTCGTTTTAAAGCCTTCCATCTTAGTTCCTGCCCATACCCCAAAGAATCCATCTATAAACACAACAGCAACTACAGCTAAGTACTGTTCAGCATTATCTGCTCCTAGATTAAGAAAGTAAGTTCCTAAGAAAGCTAAAAGAGTTGTACCTGTGTATAAGAGGAAAGAGGTCTTCATTATTCAGGGATATTGCAAAAGGGTGATGACGGATTAAATTCACAGAAACGGGCAAGGTAAAGCGACTCACACCCAGCGAAAACATGGATTCCGCATGGATTTGGAAACACCTCTTTTGTGCTGAATGATTCCAACGGTTCATCGTTCCAAAGGATGTCAACGGCATAGAGTGGTGATAGGTCGGTGCAGTTACCTTCGTTGTCTGTTGCTAAACATATTTGCCCGATTTCGTGGACTGCACAATTTTGGTAAACTACCGAACCCTCAACCTCGTTTGATATTTGGGCTTGGTATGTTAGCCATTCGGCTTGGTTGGTGAAAGAGTATTTAGCAAAGGTCATAATGTGGTTAATGTTGTGCAATCGGTATCCGATAGCGGAGTGGGATAGAGTGCCATTGATTGAACGAAGAAAGGTCTTCCTGCAGTACAATTCAAATTTTCCATTATTGTCGTGGTGAACGATGTGGCAGAAACAACCTTTGTACCATTGGCGAAAATGTCTGCGGTGCTTCCGTTCCATTTGATAGCGATTTTGGTTGTGTCGGTGGTTGTCGTGTATAATTGCGTACCCGTTCCACTTTCGTATTTCCATACATTGACTCTTTGGCTTCCTCCACCTTGACGGAAATAAATTGTGCCATTACTTACTGGTGTACCACTTGCAGTTCCAAGCCATAACCCAATAGCAGCATTGTCCGCAATCAAACTGATATTCCCCCGCAACTCCACAAACCAAGTACCCCCACTTGATGTAATCAAACCATTGGTGTATATGTTATTGCGTGAGAATGAATCCGCAACCCTTGTCGCTGATGCGCCCGTAGGAGATAAAATGAATGTTGTTGAGTATGCGCCAACTTCCATTTGGGGCATAGAAAGAACATAGTTTGCGGTTGCACTTCCTTGCGCCCCCATACCTATTCTTATGTCTGCACTTGCCGTAGCACTTGGAACAAACAACATAGTATATGTGTATCCCGCTTCTACTGTTGTTGACCCCGTTATTGCTACCCCATTTCTGAAATATGTAACACTTCCTGCAATGTTTACAAAACTCAACATAAATCCAACGTCGCCTGTGGTTGTAACGCTTTCAACATAAACACTAATTGCGTATGTAACTCCACTTGTTACAGGTAGTACATATATAAAAAATGCCCTTTGCGATGTTCCACTAAAACGATAAGCGCTAACGCTATTATTTTTTATTGATGTGACTGCGGTTGTACTTCCAGTAATAAACGCAGTCCAGTTTGTTGGTATCGAACCTCCACCCGTCCACCCACTATTGAAAAACAAATTCGTCCTCTGTGGCTCTAACAACAACGCAGGACAACTGCCGTACATATAACTAAGACGGGGAACATTCAACCTATCGGTTGTGGGGAAATAGGTTTGGGCTGAACTGCCTTCGACTACTTGTGCGCCCCACGCAAATATGTCCACACCTACCGCAGTCCCCGTACATTGTGTGATGTTGCTTGTAATGTTATCAATAACAATAGCCAATGTTCCCGATGTCACCCCACTAACGGTGAGTGTAAACCTTTGCCATTCAGTTGTTACATTGCAAATTAATGCACCCCGATAAAAACCACAAGTTTGGTCAGTACCAATACGAACGCTTTGGTTGGAAGATGCCCGAAGATAAATGCTATAAGTAAGCGTAGATGAGGTAACGGATATATTTTGATATATGTATCTTCTTTGCGAGTTGCTCATTTGCAACCTATCCGCAGTTAAATTACCATTTGGGTCATTTGTTGCATTTGATGTTACGGTTGTTGTGCCATCAGTTACCCAAACCGCATTGCTGAAATCTTCCGAATACCTTGCCAAATTCCACGGAACTCGTTGAAT